GCGCGAAATCGGTCGGCAGCGGGTACGAGTAGATGCCGGGCGTCATCGGCATCGACTGGCTGGCCTGAAACTCCGGGGCCTCGACCTGACGCGCGACTTGGCGCTGGCCTTCGTTTACCCAGTTCTTGATGCGGCCGCGGTTGACCTGCGGACCGTCGTTGAAGCCGTACTGGAGCACCTCGTTCTGGAGGTCGAGGAAGTTGGCGAGCGGCATCAGATCCCCTTCGGCACGAACGCTCTGCTCTTGACGCCGAGATCCTTGCGGACCGCGTGCGCGAGGCGCTCGCCGATCGGCCCGACGATCTCGTGGATGCGATGGTCGGAGTCGCGCTGCGCCTGCGCGTCGCGGCGCTCCATGTCCTTGACGTAGTCGGTCTTCAGGATCCTCTGCAGGTAGTCAGGCAGGTCGGGCGTTAGCTCCCGCACCCAGCAGACGTTGCGGTAGCGACCGTCGGCGCACAGCTCGCGGATCCGAAACAGGCCGGCGTCCTCGCCGTAATCGACCGACAGGCACGGGTCGACCTCGCGGATCCGTATGGCGACGTCCATGACGTCCGAGTCGATCGCGACGAAACGGCCCTTCGTGCTCGCCTTGACCTGGGCCAGCGACGCCTTCAGCGGCATTTCAGCGACCGTACGCCACGAGCTGCAGATTCGCGAGCTGCGTCGTCAGGTTCACGCCGCCGGTGATCTCGGCCTGCGCCGCACCCGCAGCCGCACCGCCGAACGCCATCAGCTTCTGGTTGGCCTTGTCGTACGCGAGCGTCACACCGCCGGCCGCGGTCACGCCGTTCTGGTCTGCGGCAACCGAGTCGACTTGGCCGGTCGGCAGTCCCAGTTGCGTCCCGGTCAGCGGCCAGCCGCCCGCCGGATAGGACGTGTCGACCGTGATCCGGGTCATGGTCTGGTAGCGGCCGCCAGCCGCGTTGCGCGTCTGGGCGCCGAGAGTAAGAGCCATCTGTCCTCCTATGGGAAGAGGGGGCGCCCGTGCTGCGCGCCCCCCCGAAGAATTGTGGGACGGTATAGGATGAGGCCCCATGAGCCTTACCATCTGGGCCTACTGCGAATGCGGATGCGGCGAGATGACGCTCCCAGCCCGCAAGACAAGCACCCGGAACGGCACCATCAAGGGCGTCCCGCTGCGATTCGTTCACGGCCACAACCGCCGCAAGTCGGGCGTCGAGTACCTGATCCACCCCGAGACTGACTGCTGGATCTGGCAGCGCGGACGACAGGCACGCGGCTATGGAACGACTACCGTGGATGGTCGCCAGGTTTACGCCCACCGAATGATGTGGGAGCGACTGAGGGGTCCAATTCCGGAAGGCATGGAAATCGACCACCTCTGCCGCAACCACTCCTGCGTGAATCCCGATCACTTGGAGCCGGTGACACACCGCACCAACATGCAGCGCGGGTTTCCCGGCCCCAAGAAACGGGTCAGACCATAACCGCCTAAGTGTTTGCGGCGGGTACGTCGTCAGTACAGTAGCGGAGCCGGCCGGTCCTGTTCGGCGCGACGCAGCCGAGCGCGCAGTACCACTTCATCCACGCCTGCCACGATGCGGCCGCGACTCCCGGGCCGACCTGGCGCAGCTGGAAGATGTCGCCGCCCTGGTTCTGCAGCCATTCCGGGCCTGCCTGCTGGAACCACTTCAGCGCCGACTTGTTGATCCCGAACGCGAACTGCTTCGGGCAGTCGTCATCGGCGACGACCGGCACCTCGTTGACCATGATCGCCGAGTAGCCGCCGTGAACGTCGATCGCGGTCGAGTCGTTGAAGCGCTTCTGTGACTGGTAGGTATCCGCCAGCCTGCGGCGGATTCCGCGCGTCGTCAGGAACACTTCGACGTCGCCGTTGCCGGACTGGCCGATGCTGTCGGCGAGCTGCTCGAACGAGCTCTCACCCGCAACCGCGACCGCCGTGACCGACGTGCCGACCTGGATCTCGTTCGGATCCCAGAAAATGTTGCCGGGAGCCGTCGAGTCGATCCCGTGCAACGTGCGCTGCGGCTGCGTGATGTTACGCAGCCCGTCCATCTCCTGGTTGCGGTTGCCCGCAATGTAGACACCGTAGGTCGCGTCCGTTGTGACCGACGCGGCGACGGTGATCGTGCCGGTCGTGGTATTGCGGTTCGTGACCAGTGTCGCCAGCGCGCCGGTGCCGGTCGCGCCGGTGGACTGGACGACGATGTCGACGGTGTCGCCGATGCGGATGTTCTGCGTATCGACCGCGTTCGCCATCACGACCGTCGTCGAGCCAGCCGTCACACCGCAGTTGCCGAGCAGACCGTTGCCGGTCCCGAACGCCTGACGGTTGAGGTCCTTGCGCATGTCGACGGCGACGCCCTTGGTCTCCGCCTCGAGCACGCTGATGAACGCACCGTCGTTGGAAGCGGACGCCTCGATCGAACCGTCTGAGACCTCGATCGCGTAGTAGTTGTAGCGAATCGCGATGATCGCATCCATCCACTGCTGCTGTCCGGCACCCGGCAGCGTGCCCGCATCCGCCGTGCTGCCCCTGCCACGGTTGCGGTTCTTGTGAACCGGCACGACCGCACGACGACCGGTGTGATCGACGTGATCGGAGTCACGTTCTATCTGATCGAGGAGGTACGTCTTCTGGTTGAGCTCCTCGATGATCGGGCCGATGTAGTCATCTTTGAGGATGGCATCGGCGTTTGCCATGTTCTGGGCCATTGGCCACTCCTGGGGTTAGGCGCGTGATTGACGCCACCGTTCCCGCGCCCGCGCCGAGCCCTCCGCCCACGTCTTGGGAGGCTCGAACACGGGTACACCACCCGACGTCAGCGCCGGCTTCGGCGCCCCCGTCTTGTCCGCAACGAACGCGGTCTGTCCCTGCGTGAAGACATCGCGGAAGCGGTCCCAGCCGGCGCTGATCCAGTCCTGCCCGTTGAGCAGGCTGGCGTTCTCGTCCGGCATTGCGGCGAGGCCGAGGTCGACGATCGTGTTCTTCTGCTCGGTCGTCAACTCCATTCCCGCCTCGCGCTCGATCTCCGCGAACCGCTCGGCGACGAGCGCGGCCTCCGAGTTCACGAACTGGGTGTTCGCGAGCTCCGAGGTGCGCTCCTCGAGCGGGCCGATGTTGGACTGCAAGACCTCTTCGACGATCGACCGGACCGATTCCGGTGTCATCTCGGCGATCTCGTCGTCGGCCGCTGCTTGCGCCGCCGGCTCGAGTCCCGCCGCCGCCACGGCTTCCGTCAGCCATTCGCGGTAGGCGTCATCATCGGAGGTGACCTGCTGGTGCCAGCCGAGTAGCTGTTGCAGCTGGTCGGGGTCGTAGCGGTCGAGCCCCTCGATCCGGCTGAGCGGCTCGTATGTCTGACGCAGTTGCGCCGCCTCTTCGAGGCGGCCGTTGACCTTCGTGGCGTCGGCGGCAAGCGCTGCCTGCGCCTGCTCGCGGTACTCCGGTGGAACGAACTGAAGGTAGGAGTCGTAGAGACCCCCTTCGGCTGCGTTGCCTTGGCCCTCGTCGGGCTGTGCGTCGTCGGCCATGTGCTGCTCCTTCTGCGCTGTTGCGCCCTGCCCCGTGCGGCTGTGCCGTCGCCTTGGCCGCGTTGGGTGGTGCTCTTGGCGCTACACGGACACCGAGATGGTGGTGTCCTGGGAAGCTTGATCAGTCGGGCTCTTGGAGAGCTGCGCGCTGGCCCGGTGACGCGTAGACGAGCGTCAGGCCGCGCATCGCATCGTCGATCTGGGAGCGGTAGCCCGCGAACGCGGGATCGTCGCCCCACGTCTTGGCGCACTCCTCGTAGGCCCTGCGAAATGCGGGGAACGGATCACCAATGGGGTGCCAGCCGAGCGTTCCCATCAGCTTGTGACGTTGCGGCCCATCTTGCCTCTGGCGCTGCGGCGGGCACGCGCGAACGCGTCACCACCGATTGGCGGCATCAGCACCGGCGGCTGCGGCTCGGGCTGCGGCGCCGCCCTCGGCGCGGGCCTCGAGGGTGCGCGCGCCGGAGCGCGTGGCGTGTTCGGCGACACGTTCTCGGGCATGCTCGACGGCTCGTTGGAGCGCTCGTTGTCGTTGCTGGCGGGCGCTCGCCCCGGGGCGTTGGGACGTCGGTTGTAGGGCTCGCGCGCGGGTGGGCCCGGCTCGTTGGGGCGACGGTTGTACGCAGCCCCCGCGGCGGGAGCTTTCGCGACCGGGCGCCCGTCGCGGCGTCCAATCGCGTGCGCTGCCGCGAGCCTTCTGGATGGTGCGGCCAGCCGAGCTCCGCGCTGCATCATCAGCGGTCCGGTGCGCATCGGCGGCATCAGCGACCTCCCGCCTTGGCCGGCCGCAGGTCCGCGTAGTCGACCTCGAGGTCCTCGTCGCGATCGTCGCGCGTGTGCAACAGCACCTTGTCGGGGTAGCCGTCCTCGCCGATCGACAGCGTCTTGGTGAACACGCCGTAGCGGCCCACGTTGTCGCCCGCGACCACGCGTGCGAACTGGTTCGTCAGCGCGTCGTCGTCGGAGCGGCCGCGAACCACGTCGCCGGCTTCCGACACCAACACGACACGCGGCAGCGTGCCCGCGTCCGGCGTCGAACCGGACTGGCCGGCCGGCGCCTTCCGATGCTCGCGCTCCTCCTTCTCGAGCTCCTTCGCGCGCTGCTCGATGTCATCGTCCTTCTTGGCTTGCGGCATCTCTGGCTCCTATTGTGGTGGTGGGGCGATCGGCGCGGCCGGCGCCCCCTCCGGCGGCTCCGCTTCGGGCGGTGCTCCCGGTGGCGGCCCGACACCCGGTGGCGGCTGCGCGGCCGCGAGCGCGTTGATCGGCGGCGGCCCGCCGTTCGGGCTGGGCTGGAAGTTCGACCCGGACGGCAGCATGCCGGCGACCATCGCCATCCGGTGCTGGACGACGTGCGCCTCGATCTGCTGCTGGAACGGGGGCGGCAGCAGCAGGTACGACGCCGACTTCTGCAGATCGGTGTGGATCTTGACGTGGACGGGATGGTCGTCGTAGGAGTTGACGTTGAAGAACTGGCCGGCGGTCAGGCGCTGGTTCTCGCGGTTGACCTGCGCCTCGTTCTCGGACATGTCGTCGAACGCCTTCTCGAGACCGCCGGCCTCCATGTCTCTGAGCAGCTCCTTGAACTGTGAGGGATCCATCGGGAAGCTCATCGGGTTCTGCACGATCAGCTGCAGGAACTGCATGATCGCCGCCTGGCGCGCGGCCTTCGAGCGATACATCGCCGACCCGGCCTGCACTTGTACGCGGGTGTTCTCTTTGAGCATCGCGCCCTTGAAGTGGATCTGGTTCCACGCGTCATCGGCGCCTCCGATCATGATCGTGCGCTCGTCGGTCCAGTACGTCGCGATCAGCTTCAGGATCCGGGTGCCGGCGTCGGCGATGACCTCCTCCATCTCGTAGATCGACGGGCCCCGGCGCGTGTCGTCGGCCTCGAGCAGCAGGTTGATCGCACTGGCTGCGGTAACGCCCGCCGGGACCTGCGCGTTCGTGACCTCGTGCTGGCCGGAGATCGCTTCGATCGACGCCTGGATGCGGTCCTGCTGCGCGAGGATGTACTGCGGCATCGGCGGTGGCGTCAGGAACGTCGGGATCGCGTTCGGCGTCGAGTCGTCGTAGTCGATACGCTCGCCCGGCCTGCCCGAGTACGGGATGTTCGCCTGACGGCTGCAGAGGATCGCCGGGTTGCCGAGGCGCTGCCCGTTCTCGGCGATCTGCGAGATCGTCTTGTTGAGCTCGGTCTGCGGGCCCCTGAGCTGCTCGACCAGCGAGGTCGGCCAGAATCTCCCAGGAACAGGGATGCCCTTGAACATCAGGTACGGGATGTCGCCGTAGACGTTCGCCTCCTCGAGCAGCATCTCGCCTCCGGCCCAGACCGCGTGACGGCCGTTCGCGTGGCGGCTGTTGGCCTTGCACCAGTATTCGCGGACCTTGACGCCGCGGTAGCCACTGACGCCGCCCATCAGATACGACGGGTACATCCTCGACTCCGAGGGACCCGCAGCCACATCGACGTCGGGGGTCACCATCTTGCCGTAGTGCTGAAACACCCATTCCGGGCTTTTGACGGTCTCCTGAATCAGCCACTCGCAGTCCTCGAGCTCCTTCGCGACCGGGTCGGGACAGATCTCGAACGGGCTGCAGACGTCGACGCAGACCTCGCCGGTCGCGAGCGTGCGCGAGCCCATGCCCTGTGGCACGCCGCCCATGTCCTCGACCTTGACCGGGCCACCGTTGACCGCATGCTGGATCGGCGTGCCGTTCGGGTCGGTCACGATCGAGACCTTGCGGCCCTTTGCGGAGTCCCACCAGATCTTCCAGAAGCCGGCGCTGCAGATCGCGGCCCAGCCCAGCGCCGCCTCGAGGCGCTTGCGCAGGCTCAGCTCGATCCACTCCCAGTCGAGGATCTTCTCGCCCGTCCTAGCGGACTGCTGGTCGGAGTCATCAGAGGTGACGGGGATCACCTGGAACGAGGGCTTCTGCGCCGTCATCTTCGCGATGTGCGTGCGCACGACGCCGGTGATGCGGTTGTCGACGAGCGTCAGGCGCCACGGATCCAGGCGCGGCCGGTCGACTCTTCCCCTGTTCCAGAACACCCACTGCTCGCCCATGTAATAGGAGAGGTTCAGGAACCACGAGCTCTCGAAGCGAGTGCGCAGGCCCTTGGCTTGTGCGTAGAGCTTGTCGAGGTCTTGGACCGTGTAGTCGTCGAGCGGGCGCGGCGCGCTGCGCGTCTTGGTCGAATCCCTTGTCGCCATCAGCCCTCACCGATCCCTTCGACGTGCAACTCGTCGGGGATCTCCATGCCGACCCAGTCCATCGGGTCGCCGACATGGACGCCGTCCGGCACGATGCCGCCGATCTGGGCGAGCTCGATCGTGTCCTGCGGCAGCGGCGGCGGCGTGTAGCGGGCCGGCTCGACCTGGCGGATCTCGGGGTGCTGGATGCGGTCCAACAGGCTTGAGCGCTCGGCCTGGGCACGGGCGAGCACGTCGGCCAGCGCTTGCCGGTGCAAGTCCTCGTGGCGCGCTGCCAGCAGCAACTGGAACACGGCCAGCGCGACCAGCAGGCCCGCGATGATCGCCAGCGCGACCGTCATCGCCGGATCGCTCGTCTGGCCGCCGCCTCTCGCGCGCGCGCGGGTACATGCTGCGGCAGACTCTTAGGGACCCCGTATTGGGCGGCCCAGCGCTTTGCGATCGCCGGGTGGACCGCGAACATGAACCGGGACTGCGCCTTCGAGCGGAACGGCACTACTGCTCGCCGTACTTCGGCAGCCGGCCAGCGCGGCGCGGCATGTCGATCGGGTTCGGCCGCTCCGAGAACGCCTTCTCCAGCGACTCCGCGTACGAGACCGCGTTATCGGCGCGACGGTGCTCCGCCGTGAACCGCCGGCGCGACTCCGACAGCTCGCGCTCGAGCTCCGTGCGATCCTGCATCCCCAGCAGTCTGGCTGCGGTGCGGACGCAGTTCTCGCACAGGATCAGGTCGTCCATCGGGACCGGCAGCGTGCCGTCGCCGTAGCCGCGGTCCGATGCGGCGTCAAAGTCGATGTGCTGCAGGCTCGGATCCTGGTTGAAGCAGGCGGAGCAATAGGCAGGCAACGAGGCCGGCCTGATCTCATTCGCGAGTCTGACCGTCATTCATTCTCCTTCACTCGAAGATCCCACCGTACTCGTGTGAGCGCGGACGACGATTGAAACGGTAGCCACGACCCGAACGCTCCAGAAACGCCTGGCGGCTAAGCGGGTCCATGTAGCGGTCTTCGACGGCGTCCCTGGGACGATGCGGTCGAGACATCACCAAGTAGCGCAGAGCGTCCAGTAGATGGTCGTTGCGCTTGATGACCTCCTCCTTCGGATCCGCCTCACTCCTGGGTCTCGACACCCAACGGTATTTGCGGAACTCCTCCAGCAGACCATCACAGTGCGCCATCACATGCAAGCGCGGCGGATCGGACTGCAGCCGCTCCTTGATGCGGTTGATGCCCGGTGTCACCGCGTTCTGGCCCGGGATCGTGACGATGCCGTGATCGAGATACTCCATCTGATCGTTGCGACCCGTCTGATGGCTCGTGTTCCTGGCAGCAGGATCGATGATGTACGCATTGATGTGAAGCTGGTGCTTCGCCTCGACCAGGCGGATCCGCTTGCAGACCTGGGCGACCGTCATCTCCGGCAAC